CCGTCGGAAAGAGTCCCCCAGCCCGGTGACCGAGGCCCCTTCCGTTTTCGTTTTTCGAGGGGGGGCTATTCGTCTTTGCCAGGCCAGCCCGGCCGGCGTCAGCTTTCCGGTCGACCGATCGTGAAAGCTGTTGTGCGCCTGCTGGCTGACCGAGATCAGATTCCACTCGGCCCATTGCAGCTCCGGATAATCCTCGACCGGGTAGACATGGTGCACCGTCGTTGCCTCGACGCGCCGGCCGTACCGCATCGCCTCACGGCACAGGCCTTTGTCCCGGCGAAGGACGCGCGCCCGAAGCGCCAGCCATCGCTTGCTCTTGTAATCCATCGGCAAAAAAGAAAAGCGCCGTGACCCTGAACGGATCGCGGCGCATCTGCCAGCCGGCTATCACCTCGACTGCATAACAAAAGCGCCAAACGATCCGACCATCATGGTCAAATCATTTGGCGCTGGCACTAGCACGTTGGCTTTGGCTCTGGCTCGTATTCACGTTTACGACTGTCGCTTTCCTGCAATGCTTGCAGTAAAGCGGGAAGTCGATCAGCCTGGATGTCGGCAGCACTCGCTGCTGCGTTGGCCTGCCGCACAGTGGGCAGATCAGTTTATCATCCGCTGACACCAACAGTATATCACGCGCAATTCTGTTTTGCAAGACTTTTATCCACCCTTCCCGTTATTTATTGATTGTTTCGAGCCGAAAATGTTTATCCCGGTTTGATTTTTGACCCAGCCGAACGTATATCCAAAGTCCCCATATCGGTTGTCCTTACGCTCAGCTGACAACTGCACAACATTGTCCGGCGGCTCATAATGCTCTCCTGGTTCCAGTGTTCGTTCTAATATGACGGGCTGCTGCAGCCCCTTCGATGGTGTGTACATGCGAGCCTGCCATCTGGCCCTGCCAGTCTTGCGCGGCTCCTTTGTCATGTACATTGCAACCTTATGATAGCAGTCGATCTCATAATGTCCCGGCCCTTTGTCTGGACCGAACATCTCAATATACTCGGACAGCAGCAGAGCCGGGCTGCCGCGGATTGGCCGCAAGCCGAACTGGCGGATCGTCTCGATATCCATGCTACCGTATCGCCACAGCTCGCGGATCAGTTCCGCATTGCCGCCGTCAGCAGGCAGGATCATGTGATGATGGATACGTTTGTCGCCGTGCTCGCCCTCTATGACATACACATAATCATAGGGCAAACCGCGCGTTTTACGTGCTGGCCGGTATCGCGCGAAGAACGCGCGCAGTCGGCGAGCGGCGATATCATAGTTCGGCGGCAGGAAGTCGTCCGCGTATGTCGTGGTGACGAACAGATCGTCCAGCGTAAAGTTTGCCTCGATCAGATGCTCCAGCTTCTGCACGGATGACTTATCATTTAGATACTGCTGATACGGTGCAGTCTCATCCGAGCGCCCAGACCTTCGTCCGGCCTGTGGACGGATTGCAGCGCTGTCGATAGCGCGATAGCACGGGCCAGCATAGATTTCTTTGATTGTGCGTGAGAATGGGATAGGATCACCTCCTGGTTCTTTTGGCGGGCTCCTGGTTCTTTTGGCGGGCTCGCCGTGTGAGGGATGCACGGCGAGCCCATATCATGACCGGTCAGATCCCCGCGGCAGCAGCCATGGCATGCAGCTGCCGCCATAGTCCATGTAAACTAATTGACCGGATGATACTGGATCCATCAGTGCCTGCGCTTACGCGGCCGCGCCGGCTTGTCGTAGTGCGTCGGCAGAATGAACTCGTTTCGAAGGTCGAACGGGACAAAGGCGTCGCCGCAGGCGATCCGGAGTACAGAGTCGATCCGCTCCTTGTGGAAGTCCGCCTCGTCGCTGCCGTTCCATGCGGCCCGATGCGCATTATCAAGTTCTGCGACCTTGGCCGCAAGCCGCCGCATTCGTTCAGGCCCGAATCCGAATTCGAGCGCCAGCGCACACAGGATCAGATCCGCGCCCTTCTGCACTCCGGCGTCAAACGCATTGACCATGCCGTTGCGCCTGACCTCATCCATGCGCGTCATAAAATCAGCCATTGTCCGCGCCCCATGACTGAATCGTGCCAAGCATCGCATCCTCCACGGCGCAGATCTTTTTGCACGTGGCGCGAATGCTTCTAATCAGCAGCAGCCCGATCACAATCCACTCGATCAGCGCCGCCAGTGTCAGAATCTCAATAATCATGCCGTTCCTCCTTTACCGTCCGGGCAGCGCCAGCCTCGGCGGCCAGAGCTGCCTGCCATACCGAATCCACAGATCTGCCGCCTCATTGCGCTGGATGCCGAGCGCCATGAGCCGCTTGATGTACCGTCGTCTCATTTTTTCTGTTTCCTCCTGTAATAGCTTCGCCGCGCGGCCTCCCGTGATTGCTCCCGGTGCAGTCTCGCCCAACGACCGGAAACGGACAGCTCCGGCCACGCTTCCGCCGGTGAGATCTCCACGCATTCGTCCGGTCGGATAATCACGCGCTTTCCGGCGCGCTGGAGGACATAAAAGTATCTGCTGCTGTACGGGTCGTTCAGCCTGTCCGCCACAACGATCTCGCCGACTGCGGGAGCCAGATGCGGGTAGATAGGAATGTGCCGCTTGATGCGGATCACGACGCGCTTTGTATCGTCACCCATCATGCGGAACCCCGAAGCGATCCAAGGTACACAGAAGTGCGTTTGTCTCATCACGAAAAGCAATGCTCTCCGGGTCAACTCGTTTGACGCAGTCAGAAAACTCAACAATTCCGACAACTTGGATTTGATCGCCGCAGATGCGGCGCTCCCAGCAATGGAAATATCCATTCCTTTGGCCGACTGTACAAGACCTACTTTCCCACTCAACTGCAAATCTTGCGTCGCCCATGGATGCTACCTTTGCGGCCCGCTTACTCATCATACTCGATCACTCCATCGCGGACGCTCTTGACGTGCCGGTAGCGAATTTCCGTGCCGGAGTCCACATGCGCCACCAAGCAGGACATTCGAGCAAAGGCCTGCGCACACTCTTGCATCGATATGGCCATTCGCAGCATATGATACGTAAGCCCTCTGGATTCTGCGGCTGCCGCTGCCTGATTGCGTGACAAATGTAGCCGTCCCATACATAGCTTGATAAACCGTTTACGTGTCATCCATCTTCTCCTTTCCGTTCGCCTCGGCTGCAAAAGGCGCAACGTCGGCGGCGGGCATGGTGCGTAGAGTGCTGATAACCCATGCAATCAGACTTTCCTCCCGAGATGTCTGCAAGTCTCCAATGTGTCGTCGGATCAGACCAATTGCCGCCGAGCGGCGGATATATGCGTCGCTCATGGATCATCTCTCCTTTCCGGCAGCGTGCCAGGAACCGACATTGCCTGAAGGAAGCGGATCCGTCGCTTCAGCCGCCCTTTTTCGGCGATCAACTCTCTGATTGTTGTTCCTGCTGCGCGAATGATCGCGCAGCCGTGAATGCCACAGTTATGCTCGTGGCCACAGCCCAGACAGGCAAGGCTACCTGTCTCGACCGCGAGTGCGTCCAACGCACGTAGAACCTCATCTGTAGTCATGCGTCATGCCTCCTATTCCAGCCACGCCCGATCTGGAAGCGCAGCGCACAGCCGGTCAAACCGTCTCGTGCTGTCTTTGTACTCGCGGAAATCATCGGCTTCCATTTCGTCGTATGTTTTTTCGATTTTCCTGATCGTATCCAGCAGCGACGTATTTTCGTCGTGCAGGATATCAAACGTCGCTTTTAGGTAATCGTATTGCTGCCGCAGATCGAAGAACGCGAGCATAACACCAAACGCCCAGCCGATTCGCGATAGCATTTCTGCTTTAGTCAGCCTGCAAAGCCGCTTCCCGGCTTCCGTCTGCGCAAGCCCTTGCTCGTAGCTTGTGAGCGAAGAGTAGTCTTCGTCCTCACTGTCAAACCCGACCAGATTGTAGCGGTTCCCAATCAGCGCGACAGTCGCATCGTCAAAATCTTGATAAAAATCCTCGAAATCCTGCTCGTATAGGCTGTTTTGCAGATACTCTGCCTTGGCAGACAGATCCGCAAACGCCATGCGGAATTCCCACTCTGCGTCCTCATCCCCGTCGAGCGCATTGAGCAGTGTCTCGTCGCTGCCCGCCTGCTCGATGTAGTACCGGACGTTATCGCAGGCCTCTGTGATGGCGTCAAGCTCATCCGTGATACGGTGTGCTCCCATCGACGCCAGCGCCGGGCGCTTATAGCGCATAGCCCTTGTTCTGTCGCTCATTTCGCGTCGTCCTCCTCCGGCAGCCGCACCCAAGTAGTGCAGACTGAATCAATTTGTGCGCCACCGGCCCGGAAATGCCACACACCCAATACGGCGTCATAGACTGCGTCGGAATGCAGCACAGTGCCGCCGCAGTCAAAGCTGCACCAGTAGTGGCCGGATGCAGGCGGCTTTCCGGTGCGCCACTTCGGCGGCTGGTCGGATTCAAGCGTTTCCGACAGCGGAACGACCGGCCACGGCTGGTCGATGTTGCCGACGATATAATCCGCGGAGCACTGCAGCTGCTTGGATACCTTGGCCACGTCGACAAAGCGGGGTTCCAGATCGTTGCGGTAAAAACCGCGATGGTCAAGATCTCTCCCTGCCGCCCAGCTGCGCAGTTCCTTGACCGACACCGAAGAATAGGATGAGATATCGATTTTCGTTTTGTCCGACAGCCCGGCGGCATCGGCGGCAGCAAGCCAGCGCTTCGCCTCCGCAATAAACGCCTGTTTGACCTTATCCGCGGCCTTTTTGGCTGCTGCTTCTTCCTTGTCTTTTCTCTGCTGGTTGGCGGCAGTGCGGGCCGCTTTCGCACGGCTGCACATACTGTCGCAGGCGTTGTATCCGCTGGCCGTTCGACCATTGCGGCAGGTCCAGCAGCATTTTGAGCCTTGGCACATATCGTAGTAATTGCCCAAATCGTGCCGCAGGAATGCGTCTCCGCGAGCAGACGGGCAGATAAGGCCATCGCCGGCCGGGCACACACCACAGGGCAGCCACTTCGCCCCGGCTTTTGCGCACTCTCCAATTCTTTGGACAACTGCGGATGCCGGAAGATCGTCCTTGCTCATGCGAGGGAACAGGCCTGCCAGCCGGTCCTGCAGCCCGCCGTCGAGCCGGCTCAGCTCCAGCGCCTGCGCATCGTTGAGCGTTCCCTTGCGCCACATATCGAGCAGCGGCGCCCGGAGGTTTGTCTGAATGGCATGCAGATTCGCCAGCTTCGTCCGGCTGATCTTGCAGGCCTGCGCGACGTGGTCGCGCATCCGGCCGGGGAATTCCACGCCCTGCTCCTTGAGCTGATACAAAAGCTCCTCCACGCGGGCGGCCTGCTGGGCCAGCTCCGGCGAGGACAGAACGCGCGATGTGGCGTTCGCCCAGATCAGCTCAAGTTCCTCCATTTCCGCGCTCTGCGGACTGCGGATGAAACAGGGCACCATGCGCAGCTCCGTGTGCCCCTCCTTGACCAGCTGCCGCACGGCTTCGCAGCGGCGGTGTCCGGAAATAATGCGGTATTTATCGCCGTCTGCCTTGCAGACGCTCGGCGGGTCGAGAATACCGGATATCTCAATGCTGCTCTTGAGGTCGTCCAGGTCCTTTCTGCTGACCTTGTAAAAGTTCTTCTCGTTGGCCTGCAGCTTGTCGATGTCAATCATCGTGACCGTGCGGTCGGTGTCCGATTTGGACACGGCTGCGGCGTCCCCGAACAGCGAGGTGATATCAAATCCCTTAGCCATCGATCAAGCCCTCCTGCGTCAGATACTCGCGGACGAAGCGGCGGTAATCAATGCCGGTCGCGGACTTGGGCGAGAAGACTGTGATCGGCGACCGGTCGAAGGTTGAGCCGTCGACCTTGCCGCTGCGTCGGATCACACGCTGGAACACCGGCAGGCCCTGCACACTGCGCAGCTGCTGCTCAGCTGCGTCAACGCCGTCTGCCCGTGTCCGCATGGTGATGAGCGCACCGGCCAGCCGAAGCTTGGGGTTGATGCGCTGCATGTTTTTGATCTGCGCGAGCAGGTTGTCCATGCCGAGCAGCGCGAAGGCGTCCAGCTTGATTGGGATGATGACCTCATCCGCTGCGCGGAGCGCGCAGGCCGCGGCCGCGTTGAATGCCGGCGGGCAGTCGAAGATCACAAAATCATACGCCTGATCCTCGCGCAACACGTCAACCAGATCGGGCAGCGACCGCGCGTGGATCCGCTCCTCGCCGGATGCGGCCAGCAGCTGCGACGCATCGAGCGCCATCAAAGACGCATCTGCCGGGATGACGTCGACGTCCGCGGACATGCCCGTCCAGGATATGTAGTCGTACACATAGCCTGTCGGATTGGTCAGCAGTTCCGTCAGCGTGCCGCAGCCCTCCTCCGCGCCAACGAACCACGTCAGATTGCACTGGCTGTCGCAGTCGACCAACAGCACCTTTTTGCCGTGGTCTCGCGCGAGGATCGCGGCCATATTTGCGGCGGTGATCGTCTTTCCGACACCGCCCTTCAAATTCATGATACAAATTGCTTTCATGTTGTCCTCCGTTTTTTTCAAAATGGGATCTCAGAGTCTGGGATATCGATAGGCCCGAACTCGCCCGGCTTCATCGACGCCTGCTGGTATCGCGGTCTCTGCGGCTGCGGCAGGGATCCATGCTGCGGCTGACTGGAGCTGCGGCGGAAAGTCTGCGTTTGGCCGTCAAAGTCCAGCTTGACCCCGATATTGCTCTCGCCTTCCTTGTTTTTTGCCACGCGCAGCAGGCGGCGGCTGTTTGGCGAGTCCTGGTCTTCGCGGTACAGGAGCATGACCACATCCGCGTCCTGCTCGATCTGGCCGGATGAGCGCAGCGACGAGAGCGTCGGCGGCGGGATCTTGCCGCTCTTGTTGCGTTCCGGCCGCGACAGCTGCGAAAGCGCGATGATGGGGATGCCCGTCTGCCTACCGAGTTGCTGCAGGTCGCTGGAGATCTGCGAGACGTTTTCGTAGTCGCTGGCGTAGCGCGTCGACCGGACCGGCTTGATCTTCTGCAGGTAGTCGACCACGATCAGGTCAAAATGCCGCGACAGCGCCCAACTGCGAATGTCCTGCACGGTCATGCCGCTGGCCTCGATCAGTTGGAGCTTCGGCTCGGCGAGCTGCTTTCCAATGGCCGCCATCGTGTCCCAGTCGTTTGCGTTGAGCGCGTTCAGCTTGAGCTTTGCCAGCCCGATCTGCGCGACGGACGCAACTATGCGGTCATAAAGCTTGTCTTTGTCGGTCTCGTAGCTGAAAAAGCCGACTTTCTTTTTCCCGGCCATGCGAAAGGCCGTACTGAGGGCAAAGGTGGTCTTGCCGTCCGAGGGATAGCCGCCAATGACGACCATATCGCCCGGCCCTGCATAGATCGCGTCGTCCAGCTCCTGGATGCCCCAGCGCAGATACTCCTTTTTGACGTCCGGATCGTGCCGGGCGAAGAATTCCTGATACGCTTCGGCCATCGTCGCCGTCCGGACGCCGGGGCGGCTGACCATGATCGCGTTGGCCCGGTCAAGCAGCTGCGCGATATCATCCTCAGATTCCGCGCCGAGGATCTCGGACGCGAGATCCTTCAGGCTCATGAGCCGTGCCCGCTGCTTCAGGATCCGCACATACTCGCCCACATTGGCTGCCGTCGGCGTGACCTGCATCAGCCTGGCCACGAGATCATACATGGCGGTGTTCTTCCCGCCGCCCGTGACCTCGGCCAGCACCGTGACCGCGTCGATTTTGCGGTTGTCGGCATACAGGTGCGTGATCGCGTCGAAGATCATGCGGTATGTCGGCTGCGTGATGTAGTCCGGCCGGACTTCGGCCAGCACCGCGCCGACGCAGCGGCTGTCGATCAGCATGGAGCCGAGGACGGACGCCTGCGCGTCCAGCAGGTTTTGCTGATCCAGCGCAGATCTGTCTACAGCCATCGCGTACCCTCCGTGCTGACCACGTGCGAGGGTGCAGGCGGGACCGGCTGCCGTTCCTCATCCGTCCAGCGCTGCTGGTTGAGATACGTCGAGGCATGCGGGATACCAATGCCCTGCCGCCACTCCTCAGACATCATCTGCCGCTTGAGACAGACGGCAATGTGGTCGATCAGCTTGTCGTCCGGCTGGAGCTTATCCCAGGCCCGGATTGCGGCCTGTCTCCCCTCTCCGCGGGGATAGAACTTCCAGAAGCCCTCAAAACGTTCCGGCTTCCAGTCGGCGGTCGCCTTCGGCTCTGTTTTGCGCTTTTTAGGGCGCTGCCCCCCTTGGGGGGCTTTAGGGGGTTTATCTTGTATATTATCTAAATCATTATATATACCTCCACTTTTTTGCGGAGGGGGGGTGGACTTTTCGGTGGAGGGGGGTCTCCGCAATTCTGCGGAGGGGGGTAGCGGCAAAGTCTGATAGATCCGCCGCATCGTGGCCCCCGTTTTGGGGTCGTTCGACAGCTGGATCACGATGTATCCGGCGTCCGCCAGCGCAGCTACCAGCCGGCTGACAGACTTCGCGTTCCACTTATGCCCCTCGGCCAGCTCCTGGTTGCTGGCGTCGCAGTAGCCCTCTTTTCCGACGAAGTGCATGAGCGTCGTGATCTCGCCATAGAGCAGCTTCGCGTTCGCACTCAGCGCATCGTCATAGAGGACCGGGGCCGGGATATTTGCCCAGTAGGCCCGCACCTGTTTTTCTGCCAAAAATCATCACCTCCGCCCCTTGCATTTTAGAGAAACTCATGGTAAGATATAGATGCTTTCATGTTGTTCGTTTCGGACGACAGTGACCGTGCAGCTGTTCCAGCAGCTGTGCGGTCATTTTTTTGCTTTCTGGAGCTTATTCTGATAGGCACGTGTCTCCCCGTCCTTCCGGATCGTATAGTTGTTGCAGGCTCGCTTGATGGAGCCAAAATAGCAGCCCTTTGTAAACTGCTCCGTCTGCTCGTCGTAGATGAACGTCGCGTGGTCGATCTTGCTGCGCGTACCCAGGACGATATACCGGCCCGGTGACACCTTGGACTGCAGCAGGATGTCATAACCGTCGAATTTATTGGGAACCATAAAAATACCTCAGATCATACTGTAGTTGGCCAAAACCGGGAGCACGACCGCGATGAACGCAAGCCCGCCCAGGATCAGCGCATTGTTGAATGCACGGAACATGTCCATACCTCCTTCCTGCGAGATAGGACGGAACGCCTATCGCTGGCGGTATGTTACAGCCATTGCGTACTTGATGATGTCCTGCAGATCCTCCACGATCCGGTCATACTCCGGCCGCTCCTGCTCGTCGATCACGCCGTCTCTGGCAATGGCGATCAGACGCCGGTCCGTCTTGTTGTCTGCGAACGCATAGACCGCGTCCAGCAGCTGCAAGACTGCTTCCGGCAAAGCCAGATCTCCGGCGTCCGGGATCAGACGCTGCGCAATCTCACTGGTCTGCCGCAGGTGCTGGTAACACAGATACTGCGCGTCGTAGATCTCCGACATACGAACGACAGTGTCAGAATTGGGCACACGCTCGCCGGATTCATACTCGCGCAAACTGCGCACATTGATCGGGATCTTTGCTGCGGCGGCTTCCTGCGTCAATCCGCGGGATATCCGCGCCGCCCGGTAAATATTCTGCTGCATCCATACCTCCATCGGCAGCATTTCCGCCGCCATACACCCGGCACCGGGGCCGCCTCGGCCTTGCCCATGCCGGTCAAACTTGATACCATGTCACCATGGATATGCGATTGCCTCACGCACATCCTCGATTGGCACCGTCAAACACCGCAAAAGCCGCAGCGTCCTATCCATGTACCGTGTCGGCGAATCCATCAGCCGGTACAGCGTCGCCTGGCTGACCATCGCGTAGGTACAGGCCTGCTCGATCGATACATGCTGCGCGGCCATCTCGCCGCGGATCCGCATCCGGAGCAGATAGTCAGTGTTCCGGTCGACTTTAGCCTTTGCCATTGTCTGGCCCTCCCGAGCGCCAAACCACGCTGTCGCCATCATTCAAGTACTTGCAAATGTCGCGCTTGAATTTCTCGCCGTGGCCGCCCTCACAAACCGCGCGGTAAAAGACATTGATGATATAAGTCGCTGCGATCAGCAAGTCCAAGTAGTTGCCCTGCACATGAGCAATGCTGTTGGAAATGCCGTCAATGCCGATCTCAACATGCAGGTTGCTCTTGCTGTCCTTGCCCATTTGGTACATCCTCCTCTATGTACAAATCATCAATTGTGCAGCCCAAGACATTAGCCAGCGCCGGAAGCTGCGATGCTCGCGGCATTTTTTCGCCGGATTCCCATGCCGAAATTGCAGACTGTACAGTCCCAAGCCTTTCGGCAAGATCTTTCTGCGAAAGCCCTGCCGCCAAGCGTCTTTTTTTTAGCCCGTTCGTCTCAATCACCTCCTCTGCTTATCTCTATTTGAGATACTAGCACGGCGCCGCGCTTTTGTCAATCTCTTTTTGAGATATTTATTAAAAAATGTTTTACTTAGAAATCTCCGTGCGTGATAATGTAAATAGGTGGTGCGTATGAGACTAAAGGAATTGCGGGAAAATGCAGGGCTGACGCAGAAAGCCTTTGCGAAGATTTTTGGTGCAGCCCAAAATACAGTGTCCCAGTGGGAAACCGGGACACGGAGGATTGATGACAAAACGCTTTGTGCGCTGGCGGCATATTTTGACGTAAGTGTCGATTATCTGCTCGGGCGGTCAGCCGAAAAGAAAAACCCCGCTGACAATGTCAGCGAGGAGAAGCGTGAAATGATGGAACTCATTGATCGTCTATCTGACGATCAGGTTCAGAAGCTGATTCAGATAGCAAACGCCGCGCTTGATCTATAAACCAACGGAACTGCTCATCTGTCATAGCTGTAATCTTGTCTTTCAGAGTCTCTCGTTCGTTCGCCATCTGATTTCGTCCTTTCTTCCGTGTTGATTTTATTTTAGAACACTCGTTCTAATTACGCAAGAGAAGAATTTAACAAAAATTTGCTCGATAAAATGGAGGGGTTGACATGGGCCGTATCTGGCGCAGGGTGCTGCTGGTGGCGGTATGCTGCGCGCTCGCCGTGGCCGGATGGATCGGCCTGCTGAATCTGGCAAACACGGTCGCGTCTGTCCGATCCTATCGGTCGTCTCCCGCGGAGCTTCGGGCCGCGGCCGACGCAGCCGTCCTGCCAGCCGCAGATCCGGCCTTTACTGGCAGCGAGCAATACACCGACGTGGAGCAGGCCGAAGCCCAGGAGCGCTATTATGCCAGCATCGGCGGCGATCCGCTTGACGTGGAGCCGCTGGAGCCGATCCTCGGCGACTTTGTATCCTTTATCCCCGGCACGCTGCCGGCTGAGACGCCCGAGATCCTCAGCTCGGCAAGCGAAAATGTACAGACGTTTGTAGTAAACACGTCCAGCGGCGTTTTTCATCTGGCGAGCTGCTATCATGTCCGCCAGATGGACTATGCAAACCGCGGCAGTTTTACTGGCACCAGCGCCGATGCCGCTGCCCTGTATACGCCGTGTAAGGACTGTAATCCGTAGGGGGTTGTTATGTATTGTAATAAATGCGGCAAAGAGATCGATGATGATGCCTTGATCTGTCCTCACTGCGGCTGCGGCACGGTGAATTATATCCGGGATCAAGCCAGAGCCGAAACCCGCGCGCAGCTGCAGCCGACGCCAGAGCTAAAAAAGCGCACTACAGCAATGATCCTCTGCATCTTTCTCGGCTGCTTCGGTGCGCACCGCTTTTATGTCGGCAAAATCGGTACAGGCGTCTTATGGCTCCTGACCATGGGCTTTTGCGGGATCGGCGCGCTCATTGATCTGATCTGCATTATCGGCGGCACGTTTACGGACGAGATGGGCAATACGCTTTATGATCCACATGTCCGCATTGTGTCAAACTCTGACACCACTGGCGGAAATGCTGCCGAGGCCACACCTGTCGCCGCGTACCAGCCAGCAGTTATGACGCAGGAGGAATATGACGCGGCCACAAAAACGCCGCGGACTGTCCGAAAAATCGTCTTGATCGTGGTCGCAGTCATCATCTTACTTTATATCGTGTCATCGTATCACCCTGAATTGTTGGACGCATTCCGGCGCTGATGCTTGCCCGTGCCGGTTGCCGAACACCGGCACGGGCTTTTTGTTTGCGCAGGCGACTGGGAGCCGTCTGTGATTCCATCATGGTAAATACAGGATGGTTTTGTAAAGCCCTTGGAATGGGTTTTGCGCAAAAATTTTCCACCATGCGCGTGGTTTTTACATATGGAGGGATGGTTTTTGTCGGGAAATTTGTGGGAAACGTGTCGAAAAGCAAAGGATACGATGCAGCCGCGAAAAACGAATCAGGATATCGCCGATGAATCAGGGCTGTCCGTCAACGCCGTCGGACAGTTTCTGCGCGGCGAAACAAAAAGCCCGTCCGTCGATACGGCCGGGCCGATCTGTGCGGCACTCGGTGTATCCATGGATGAGCATTTCGGGGTGGAGGCTCCAGCGGAGGACGATACATCAGAGGTCGAGCGCCTGCGGCTCCAGCTGGAGAATGCAGAGCGCGTGAACGCGATCTATGAAAAGGATCTCAAGCGCAAGAATGTGCAGCTCTGGGTATTATCGGCCATTGTCCTGATTACGCTGCTTGCCCTGCTGGTCGACCTGTGCAATCCGAATGTCGGCTGGATCCGCGCAGCCTTTACGTCGCATATGGAGGTGTGGCCCGCTTGAAAACACCAAAGCCCCGCAAGCTGAAATCCGGCAGCTACTTCATCCAGCTGCGCCTCGCCGGGGAAAGTATCTCCATCACGAGGCCTTCGGCGCGCGAGTGTACGCAGGCTGCCATGGAGATCAAAGCCGCGCATCTGGCCGGCCGCAAGATTGTTTCAAAATCCGAAATGACCGTCGGGCAGCTCGTGGACGCATACATCAAGAGCCGCCCGGTAAAGACCTCCCCTGCCACTCTGCGCGGATACAAGACCTACCGCAAAAATCGCTTCACCTCGATCATGGACAAGCGGCCGCAGCAGATCAAGGACTGGCAGGCTGTCGTCGACGAGGAAGCGCAGCTCGTCAGCGCCAAGACGCTCAAAAACGCCTGGGGCTTGGTGACTGCTTCGTTGCGGCGTGCAAAGCTCGCCGTGCCGGAAGGCATCGTGATCCCGCAGATTATCAAGAAGCCGATTCCCTTTTTGCGCTACAATGAGATCCTTCCGTTGCTCAAAGTGGTCAAAGACCGTCCGGAAGAGTTTGCTGTCCTTCTGGGGCTGCACTCGCTCCGACTGTCTGAAATGTTTGCAATACGGCCACAGGACATCGACCTGCGAACCAGAATGATCCACGTTTCCGGTGCGGTCGTTCGTGGGCCGGACGGCTGGGTCCACAAAGCCGAAAACAAAAACGAGGGGAGCCAGCGCAATGTCCCGATCATGGTCGACCGTATTGTCGAGTTGGCCGAAGGCCTGACCGGCGAAACAGCGGTCAAGGTAAAGTCCTCCTACTTTTTAGAGCACCTGCATATGGACTGTGTGGAGGCCGGTGTGACGGACGTCACGATTCACGGTTTGCGGCATTCCTTCGCGTCACTATGCCACCACGCAGGCATTAGCGAGCTGCAGTGCATGAAATGGGGTGGATGGTCTGACCAGCAGACGATGCACAAGATTTACATGCACATTGCAGAGGCAGATGAGACCGATGACCTAAAGAAAATGCGCAGCCTGTTCCGCGAGGAAGAGACTGCGCAGGAGGATTCGCCCCATTAGCATACGTATTAGCGAAAAGGTTTATAAAATTTGATAATGTCTTATTTTTCGCTATAAAATGTTCTCAAACTGATCCTGACATTATCTGATAAAATCTCAGGAAAGTACTGAGAAACAAAGAAAAAACCCGTAGTTTATACAACTACGGGTTTTCCTTTGTTTGGTGCGCGAGGCGGGACTTGAACGCGCCATTTATGACGCAAACGCACTGAAATAAAAGCATATTTTTCTTTTGTTAGCGATATCATTAGCATTCGTGTCAGGATTGGACACTGCGCTTTGCGATATGCTCATAATACGCCATGAGCTTCTGTTCCGGCCCGGGGCCGTCTTTATCGAGCAGAAACGCCTTTGCCAGCGCGGCGTAGAACTCCGGGCGGTTGAGGCCGAACTCTACGGCGACGGGGTAGTAGTCCGAGTACATCATGTTCATGGTTACGCCCCACGCCCAGCGCGGGACCGCTGGCGCCTGAATGCCCATGCTCTCGGCCACGGCCGTTGTCTGTTCCATCGTCCAGTGCGGTCCGGTCGTGCCGTCGGCGTTGCGCATGGCTGCCGCCCACTGCATGGCGGTCGCGCGGTCAAACTCGACCGTCTCCGGCTCGTCGTGGTCCTCGAGCTTATCCAGCCGGCACAGCAGATCTGTGACTGCTGCGGCCTGCTCGACCGTACGCATGGACACCGGGCACTCCGCGATCTCCCGCAGCGCGGCGTGGAGTTTGTCTTTATACGCCTGCATGATAGCACCTCATGCGAGCTTGAGCAGCCCCGTGCAAAGCTCGATCACGGAGCCTGCGGCCGTGCTGTCGGTCGTCGCCACGAGCGTGAATGTATGATTGACGCAGCAGCAGCACCCGGACAGCTCCAGATCCGTCTCCGTGTGGATCTCCGCATTGCCGGATGCCGGCAGCGTGACGCGCTTGAGCGTGCAGGGCAGCGCGACGCCGTCCATGTACCACTGCAGGGTCAGGACGCCCGCGGCCGTCGCCGCGATGACCGCATCTGCGGCCAGATGATACAGGCCGATCTTGACCGTGTCGTAGCTCTGCGGCTCGACCTGGATGGACGAACCGGAATTGACGACCTTTGCCCCGGCCAGCGTCAGCACGTTTTCGCTGTCTGCCGCGAGCAGTTGGGGCGCGTTATTAAAATATCGGACGCATGATTTTTGATACGCCCGATTTCCATTGCCGTTATTACAAGCCATTTTCATTACTCCTTCCGTTTGGGCTTATGTGAAGGGGCATTATGCCCCGGATAGCTATATCAGGATGGGTCCGCGTCAGCCGCCGCAGCCGCACGGATTGCAGGGCGGGTTCTGGTAGTACCTGCCCAGCTGACCGAGGATGTACTGCGACTGCATATAGTCGTTGTTCGCGGCGCGGCTCTGTGCGAGTTCGTCGCGCAGGCGCTGGTTCTCCTGCTGCTGCAGGAGCGTTCTGGTCGCCTCGCCCTCGGCGTGGATGGCCGTCTTGATCTCGCACGCGTTGATGCTGGAGTTGTAGTTGACGCCGTCGATCGCGCGGAGAATGTCGCAGCAGCACTTCTGCTGCACAGAGATGCCGCTCTCCGTGACGGACTGCAAATCGCGCAGCTCGCCGAGGATGTTGTAGGCGTTGTCCTTGACGGCGCTTGTGACGTCGTACGCGCCCTGACGCGTTGCCGCGACACCCTCGTTGTTCTGGCGCTCGAGGGCTGCAAAGTCCGTCGCGCGCTGCACGTCGGCCTGGGTCGCCGGGGAGCTCTCGCCGCTGCCGCCGAAGCCTCTGCCCGCGAAGAGCAGGAAGAACAGCGCGATCAGGATGACAATGCCCCATCCGCCGAAGCCATAATCCTTATCCATGGTTTTCCCTCCTTTCTGGGTGGAATGAAATTTGATAGGCGCTTTCGCGCGGTATCACTTGCCGATCTGGCCGACGAGCTCGCCGACCGTCTTGTTTTTGTTTGCCTCGAACCACGCCTCAAAGCCTGGCTGCGAGGCCAGGAAGCTAAGCACCATCTGCGGGCTCTGCCCCTGCAGCGTCGTCTTCGCTGTCTGCAGCAGACCGTTCAGCAGCTTGTTTCCCCCGCCGTTTCCGCCCATCAGGGCCATAATCGGATTTTGCATTGAGCTTTCCCTCCAGTTCTTCGATTTTCCCGGCCATGCTCTGCAGGCCGGCCGTGATCTGTTTCAGCTGCTCCTGCAGCTGGTTTGCCGCCTTTTCCTCTTCTGTCGGCTCCGGGAAGATCCGGAACCGCGCGATGGTCTTGGCCGCCATGCTGTCCGTGCGGATGTAGTACAGCAGGTTCTCGGTCTCGTGCAGCGCGAGCGCGTTGTCGTTCGGCTGCATCTGCAGGTTGTTGATGCTGGCCTCGCTGGCCACGGTCAGCACGCCGAGCTTCGGCGGCTGCGGCGGCAGCTGCGGGCCCTGCGGCCGCGGCATGGGCTGCAGCTGGATCTGCTGCGCGCCGTCCATCTCCCAGCGGCCCGTGTACGGGTTGTACGCCATGCGGTATCGCCCCTTTCTGCTACCATTCTAGCGTTTCCCCGTCCCCGCTGGGGGACATTTGTGTACCATTTGTGGGACATGCGGGCATAGAAAAAGCGCCATGAGCCGTTGCTCATGGCGCTTTCTCTTTGTCCGTTTTCCCTACCAGACGGCGGGCGGTGTTGTAGATGTGCGGCAGGCGGCGGGAGATGGTTTTTCGGTCGACGCCGATCTCGGCGGCGGCGTCCATCTGCGGGAGCCTGCGCACGATATAAAGCTTCACGATCTGCTGATCGATCTGATCCAGTATGCCCTCGTCGGTGACGCGCTCCCAGTCGCTGCGCGTGAGGTGTTCCAGCTCCTTCGGCAGAGCCAGCCGCGCAGTTATTTGCTGTCACTCCCTTCGGCCCGCCGTCCAGGCAGGTTTTATCTCATGGCAGCAGCCAGTTTTTTCAGGAGATCATCGCCGTACTTGTAGTCGGCGAGATATTTGATCGTGTTGTCCGCAAGTCCTGCCTTTGCCTTGATGGTCTTCTTGGCGTCCTCGACGGCCTTATCGACGGTTTCCGTGTCGTAGTCCACCCACGGGAGCTTTCCGTGCTTCTTCCACACACGGCTGTTGTAGCCGCCCTTGAGGCCGATGTCGCCGACGCATGTGATCTGCACGCCGTTGTCCCAGATCGGCGTGCATTCGACCGCAAGGCCGTCTCCGATGTACAGCCCCCAGTGGCCGGGCATCCACAGGCCTTCGCCTGGGACGAGCTTGTCCCAGCCGGATGCGGATACGTCCTTGCACTTGGCAATCATGCCGTCTGCGGAGACGTCTGGTACCGCGTTTCCGGCGTAGCGGGCGCCGCCGTGGTAGGCATTTTTGTTGCCGTTCCATCCCCACAGGATCCCCTTTGTGAGATTCACGCAGTCAAAGCCAAAGTAGCCCTTTCCGATCAGCCCGCGGAATCTGGCCTGCTTTGCGGCGTCGTACCAGTCCGGGTATTGCTTTGCCTTCTCAGTGATGATCCCATCCGTGACCGGAGAGCCGAAGCAGCCCCACATGTACACGGTTTTGTAATTCTTTGCAACGTCGATGTGCCGCCTGACGAGCTCGGAGGCTTTCATGATGCTCATTTCTGCGCGTCCTCCTGCGGTTTGCTTGCCGCATCGATGGCGTCCTGCGCTTTCTGGCTCTGTGTGCCAAAGTAAAACGCGATCACGACGGTGTACACCATCATAAAGTCCTGCGAGATCTTCCCGGCGACTGCCATGTACGCAAATACCGCCGTCAGCACCAGCGTGACGATGGATTTGACGCTCAGCAGATTGCCGAGCCGCTTCTTGATGTTTTCCATATGTATGCTCCTTTCAATCTTTCAGCACGATCTCCGCGATGCGTGCTGCCGCTTCCGGGCCGTATTTCTCGGCCCATTTATCCATGTACTTCTGCGCGTACTTCGCGCGGTTCTCGTTCTTGGCCTTCCAGAGATAGAATCCGCTGGAAGCTGTTGTTTCAGCCAGCACCGCAAGCGTGATCTCTGTCAGATCTGCGCCTGCCGCGCAGGCGATGATGAGCGCGAGGCTGACGAGCGCGCTGCAGATCAGCCACTTCTTGCTAAATTCCATTGTGCTCACACTGCTTCTCGAGCTGGTGCAAAAACTTTTTTACATCGCCGTTGCCGCCCAGCTTGACGTATTTCTGCCCGGCGATCAGGCGCTCGGCCATTGGCATTTCCTCCGACATGATGGTCAGCCGGAGGATCGCCAGATACTGCTCGTCCTGATGCTCCTGCATTTTCCCGAGCTTTTTGTCGATCTCGGCAAGGTGCGCCTCCTGCGTTGTGGCCTTGCCGCGCTTTTTCTGTATCGCGCCGACGACGGCATTGACGACCGCCGTCAGCGCGGATGAGCCGAGCACGGCGCAGACGAGGGTAACGATGATGGTCTTGGTGTCCATGGTGTCTCCCTTCCGCGCGATCAGATCGGCACGAAGGCGCTGTCTGTCCATTCGGCTTGCTTTCCAGCCGCGCCCATCCAGACCTTGGTCTCGCCGTTGTTGGTGTAATAAGCATTCTGGATCAGCGACATGCCGGACTTCCACACGATGGGGTTATCCGCCGTGCCGGCTTTCACGGCCTGCTCGACGTACACCTGCCGGACGAGGATCTTGTTGACGTAGATGTTCCGCCAGTCGTAGCCCAGCTTGTCCGATTGCGTCACGTCCTCCGTGATACCGCCTGCGGCCTGCACGAGCTTGCCGTCCTTGATGGCGGTTTTGAGTTTCTCCAATTTATCCTGCGTCATAGACTTCCTCCAGTTCTGCAAGCGCGGCTTCCGCCTCGGTAAGCGGGACGGCTGCGCCATGCTGCTCGTAGGTGCCGACCGGCTCATTGCCTTTTAGCGTATGCCCTTCCAGCCGGTACACTGTATCATCCAGCGCCCTGTATTTGTTCCCGTCCTCGTCCGTCTGCAGGATGGCTTTTTTTGCGCAGAATCCATCTGCTTCGCTTTCCTCGCATGGCACATAGCACCCGTTCTGGTGCAGTTTTATCGGGATTACACTGTCTGCGTATCCGGCAAACGCCCCTTCGCTTGTGACGATATACATGCTTTCCCTCCGATCTTTTCCGCGTATATTTGTTTCAGCCGGCTTGTACTTGCGGTACGCAGCCGATTTTTCCAGTAGCCGTTTTCCTGCCCCGGCCATTTTTCATCCGTAAAGTCTTCACCGCAGCCGTTTTTTTCATACCAGCGGTAGAGGCGTTCAAGCATTTCTTGCCGCATCGCGCCCTCTGATGTATTCTGCCTGAAATGTTCCCATCCGTTTTCGGACGTTACAGCGCATATCCGCTTGCCGTCCGCTGTAAACAGGAACCCTCCATCTTCCGATACCACAGTTCCGTACCGTAGATTAAACTCCCCATCTATTCCTGCTCCGCGGAACCGCTTATACACGATATACTCCATGCTCTTGTCCCTCATACGCAAAAGCCGGGCGCGAAGCCGATGGAATAGCGCGCGCCGGAGTAGCTGCCTGTCCCGCCGGTGGCCACAGTCACGAAATCGCCGGAGTTGCTCACACCCGGAGAACGGAGCCCCCAAAAAGCGGCGGTACTCGTGCCGTTGTGCTTGTACTTGATTTTGCTGTTCCCGGCGGAATAATAGGCGTACTGTGCTTGTTTGCTCGCCTCGTTCGAGTTCGCTCTCGAAATGCTCCCGAAAACCTCGTACTCCGCAAGGAGGAAGAAGTAATCCGTTGTCGCCGTGACCGCGCTTGCCGCTGTACTCTTGCCGCCTGTGTTGTCCGTGTACTTTGTAACGGGCTTAAGGACGGCGCGGAGCGCTGCCGGAATGACTGCAATCATCGTTCCGGAATAGCTTGACAGACTCGTCCCGCAAATGTTTGTACGCATTTGCGAGCTTTTCCACCCGCCGGAGTTCTTGTTACTCGCGTTCATAACGAAATAACCCGCGCCCGGATCCGACCATCCGCTATCCGGGCCATATTCGCTGTCGCAGAAACACACGTCCGTTCCGCCGGAGAGCGCAGTCTTTGCGAACTGAAAATGGATGCGGTTTGTGCCCTCTAGCTCTTGATTGTGATTGAATCCGATGATAAATGCGTAGGTCGTGTAATTAGATAACGAGAGATGTCCCACTGTTCCGTTCAGCGTTACTTCCTTTCGGTCTCCGATACTCCAATAGTTCTCGCCCTGTCCAGCATCGGAAACGGACTTGATAACGCTCCACTCATTGTCGTTGAGTGTAGAACTCACGAAATAGAGCGTCAACGAGTAGGAGGTGGTGCTGGAAACGACATTAACGGAGTCGCTTGTCGTTTGCCCGTTCTTTGTGGCGACGATTGTATATGTACCGGTTTCCGTGACAGTGAATACAACTGTCCCAGTGCTGGTCTTTGTCTGAATTGTTGTGCCATCCTTTTGTAATGAAACAGACGCGCCAGAGTCTACTGTAACCGTAATAGTCGCAGAGAAGAATGTTAATGACACCATATAAGTGTCTGTAATAGATACCGTTTTTGTGTCGGACGTTTGCCCGCCCAGCGTTGCAGATACACTCCATGTACCGGGTTCCGGTACGGTAAGCGTACACGTTCCATTGACCGATGTGCCACTCACCGATAGACTTCCTTTTGTCGCGGTAACAGTTGCACCAGATTCCACAGTTGCAATGATTTGCAGTTCTGTACCGGTCTGAATGGCCTGAATGGCTGACACAAATCCGTCCGGGTAGACCAGTGGGTCAGATGTGCTGCCCTTTTCTCGGATAGCTGATGCAACCTTTGTTAGGTCGGTTGTGTTTGTCAAATATTCAGCCATCAGAAGCTCCCTCCATTTGCGTTTGCGATCTCTGCAGCCGCCCATGCGCCGGACACAACCCGCAGAAATTTTCCGTTGTCAGAAGCCGTGACAGACGGCACTTCGCGAACCTTGACAGCTCCGGTTTTCCCATTCACGCTCGTCACGGGCGCTTCCGTTAGATAGTCCGTGCCCGCCACGGCCACCGCCCACGCCGTCGGCTTCCCGCTGGCGTCCACCGCCTTGACCTTGATCAGGTCCCCGACGGAAGCGCCGGAGGCGAGGATCACATCTTGCTTTCCGTTCCACGCGTCTTTGTTGCTGCGCACGTCGGCGATAGCCTCGTCGATCTGCGCGCCGGTAAACTGGCTGTTGTAAGCCATACGATCACTCCTTCATACACAGAAAATCCTCGCCGTCCGCGGTCTTCAGCGCCTGCGACTCTCCCAGCGGGATAAAGCCGTAGTTGTCGTTCCAGCTGCCGTCCGCGCCCTGCGCGAACAACGAAATGCGGTATTCCCCATCACCGGAAAGCAGAAAATCGTCGTAAACCTCAAAGGTGCGCTGCGTGCCCGCCGGGGTCTGGGAGAAGGACGCGATCAAAGCGCCCTTCCCGCGGCCCCAATCCTCACCGGACTTCGTCGCGCGGCACTCGAAGGCCGTGTAGGCGATGTCCGACGAGAAGGAAACGGTGATCGAGTCGAACCCCGAGACCGCCGAGATCTTGTTGCCCGTGATGGAGAATGTCAGCTGCGGCGCGGCCATCAGGCGGCACTCCAGGTCCCGGCGGCGTTCTTGACGAAGACCTTGACGATCTTCGTGCCGTCGCCGGAAGACGCTGCCTCGAGGTCCGTGCCCTTGACAGTGACGTTGATGGCGGTGTTCTTCTTGTAGCCTCCCTCCGTGCCGCTGACGTTGGTGGAGCCGCCCGTCGTCGGGATCTGCGTGCCCGCCGTGTGCAGGCTGCTCGTCGCCGGGACGACGCGAATGGTGTATTCCTCAAAGTCCACGTCGCAGACGAAGGAGAACGCCGCTGCATCGTAGCCCGTGACCTTCGAGATCCTGCTCTTGTCGGGGCCGGTGATGGTCACGGCAGGAATCGACGTGTTGAGCGTGATCGTGTCGCTGACTGCGGCCGTTTCGTTGCCGACGTCGTCGCGCATCTTGACATAGATCGTCTTGAGGCCGTCGCCGTCGGGCAGCGTGATGGATTTTTTCGCGGTGAATGTCTCCCACGACGCTTCCGCCTCGGTCCCCGCCGTCTTCGTGCCCCAGATCTTCATCTGGTAACCCGTCGTTGTCTCGTCGGAGACAGAGATCTTCGCCGTGACGGTCGCGCTGGTCGCGTACTGTGCACCGTCGTTCAGGATCAGCGATAGGCCGGCAGGTGCCAGCGTATCAAGTGTCAGATTAAAAAAACTTGCCATCTGGATTTATCCCCTTTCTTCGCTTGTGAGTTCAATGTACAAAAATCCGCCCGGTCTTTCGTAGATGGTTTTCGTGCCCAGGTGGGCGGATTTGATGCCCATGGAGCCGATGAACAGCTCCAGAATGCGTTTGAGTCCAACTGCCAGCATGTTATCCCTCCAACAGATACAGTGTCCGCGCGTCCTTTTTGTCCAGCGCGTCATATTCGGATTTTGTCATCACGAGGATCGCGTCGATCTGTGCTGACTGGATGCCCCCGCCGCCGGAGCCGCCGCCGGACTGTCTAGCCTCGTTGATGGCGTCGACGAGGTTGCCCTTGTTGTAGGTCTTGAGGTCGTCCAGATCGCCGATCTGCTTCTGCAGCTGCGCCCAGACGGGCAGGGACGGGTCGGCCGAGGCGTCGCCGGACGGATCCGCGCCGGGCTGGACCTTGCCGAGGCTCACCCAGACGGTCGGCAGGACGACGCCGCTTTCGTCCGCGCCATAGACGCCCACGCGGGCGTGGCGGCCCGGGACGGCGAGAACTTCGTGTGGGACGGGAACGGCGGTATCCCCGTCCCAGTTCGCCGCCAGAACGTCGACGGTGGTCTTGCCGTTCGAGAAGACGGCGGTCTTCGTCAGCCCTTCCCAATCGTCAGAAAAAACGAACTCAACGGTCACGGCCTTGGCCATGCCCGCCGTCAAAAGCTCCGGCGGCGACGCCAGATGCGCGCACGCGCGGGAGCAGTGGATGGTGATCATGCGTTATCAGCTCCTTCGAAGGTCACAAACGGCTCAAGGCACTTGATATCCCCGGCGGAAAGCCGGATATCGAGGTCGAGCGGAAGCGTGATGTGCGGCAGCTCGGGGAGCGTGTCGGCGTCCAGCTCGTTCAGCTCCGCCTGCGGCCGCCCGCTCATGAGCTGTTTTCCGTAGAATTCGAGTGTTGGGTTGAGCCTGGTCGCCAGCATGGCGAGCTGATAGGCCTGCCGGAGCGGCAGGTCCTGTTCGATGAGCTTCTGCAGTGGCTTTGCCGCGAGCGCGATGTCGTATAATTTCATGATTCCCTCCTTAGTTGATGGCTGTGCCGTTGACGGTCAGCTTCCCGGATGAGTTGCACGCAAGGGTGCAGTAGCGGTATGAACTGTAATACAGCACGATTTCGTCTCCCCTGACTGTCACGGGATAGCTCGATGTCCCTATCTCAAAGCCGTTCGAGGACGGCGTCAGGGTTTTTGTTTTCAGCTCCAGCGAATTGTATCCGCTCTTGAGTTCTGCGGCGGATACCGTGCCCCACTTCGCGGCGTAGTTCGTCGATCCGTTTTTCAGGAGCACCTGGCCGTCGGTGCCGCCGCTCGGAAGCGTGCCGTCGACGTCGCCCCACGTGCAAGCGTAGTTGGTGGCGCTGGATTTTTTCAGCACCTGGCCGGATGTGCCGCCGGTCGGGAGCGCGCCGGTGATGCTGCCCCACTTGGCGGCGTAATTGCTCGCGCCGTTTTTGAGCAGGACCTGACCATCGGTGCCGCCGGTCGGCAGGATGCCGTCGGGGCTGCCCCAGGTGACGGCGTAGTCGGTGGCGCTGGATTTTTTGAGCACCTGGCCCGTCGTTCCGCCGGAAGGCAGAGCACCGTTGATGTCGCCCCATTCGACGGCGTAGTCGGCGTTGCCTGACTTTTTGAGGATCTGGCCGCTCGTTCCTCCGGTCGGCAGGAGGCCGGTGATGCTGCCCCATGTGAGCGCGTAGTCGTTGTCGGACGATTTTTTTAGCACCTGCCCGGCCGTACCGCCGGTTGGGATCTTCGCCGGCGCGTCCGCGCCGGGGTTGCCGATCGGGAACATGACGACCTTGCTGCCGGACAGTTCGAGGACGGCCACGCGCTGTCCGGCGGCAAAGTTGATGCCGGTGTTGCATTTAAAATGCTTCTCGGTCGGCTCCTCCGCGCCGTCAGGCGTGAGGGTCAGGCCGTCTTCCTCGACCGTCGCAATGACGGCCAGCTGGAACGGCTGCTGCTGTTCTTCGGTCTGCTGCTCTTCGGGTTCTTCGGTGTACAGGCTGTCAACGCCCTCCATTATGCAATCACCGTCCTTTTTGCAGAGTGTGTCATGAGGCTTCCGGCTGACAACTGCATCTGCCAGCCGGTCTCGAGGTAAATGCCGCCGATGTCGTCGTGCGTGAGCGCGAGGACGTCACCGATGCCATGGCCGGGGTCATTGAGGGTATAAAACGTGATGGCCCGGGCGGAAAGGAGCGACTCGTTGCGCATGCGGTCAGCGTAGGCCTGCAGCTCCTCCTGCGAGGCGATGTTGTCGACCTTGATGAGCGAGGCGATGCGCATGTTCCGCCGGAAGGTGGACTTGCGCGACTGCGGATTGTCGTTTACGGCCGTTGCGACCATTGGCTGCTCCAGATCCGGGTTGGAGCAGACGCAGATGAAGACGTTCGGCGCGTTGAAGATGTCTTCCTCATCTGAGAAGTTCGGCCCCGGATGCCGGTCCGGAAGGAAGAGGTCCGTCGTGCCGTAGGACCAGTCGATGTTCTGCGCGCTCGGCTCCTGATAGGGCTCGAGACGGGCGACGCCGGAGGCGTCGAACCAGAGGCTGTTGTAGTTGATCTCGGCCAGCAGGTCGTTGACGATGGTCAGGTAGCTCGTGCCGACATCCCAGTCTTCGCGGTCGGTTTGCAGCGTCGCGTCCGACGGCGTCGCAATGACGAGCGCGACGCCGCAGGCGGTGAGCAGCTTGCGAATCTCGGTGAGATAGGACGCACCGGCGGACAGGTGCAGGATGGTCTCGGTGCGGTTGCTGTAGACGCGCCAGCAGCGGTCGTAGGCCTCGACCTCGACGCGCTTCTGACCGGCCGCGCCCTTGATGCTCGGGGTCGCGGCCTGATAGATACCAAGGGGCGTCTCCTGCCCGTCGATGGTCATGACAGGCTGGAGCTCGTCAGAGAGGTAGTCGACCGCGTCGTTGACGAGGAAGGTGCCCTTGATGCTGGTGTGGATCGTCGCGTCGCGGCTGGCGATGATCTGTGGGGCGCTGCCGGTGTCCCATTGGAGGTGGGTGGTGGGTGCGCCGTTTCTGAGCACGTCGACGCGGAAGCGGACGTCACGGGTCAAGGGTGATCGCCTCCTCCCGGTTCGTGTGCGAGATGGTGAAGGAATAGCGGCGCATGAACTCGTCGCAGTTGCTCTCGAGCGACGGGAGCGAGCCGATGACCATGTTGCCGTAGCGGTCCTTGAGGCAGACGAGGCGGCCTACAAGGGCCTCAAGTGCGAGGGCGGCGGCCCGCTGCGCGTGCGGCCAGGCGCAGGCGACGGACAGGGCGCGGTCGCGCTGCTCGCTGCGCTCCTCGACGGGGTAGGCAAGGCCCGCCAGATGGACGGTCGAGACACCGGCCGAGAAGCTGGTGCGGTTGGTGCGCAGCTGCGTTTCGGACAGGCGCATCTCGAGCCAGACGCCGGTCTCGAGGTCGCAGATCATGTTGGTCTCGGGCAGGATCTCGACGGTATCCGAATTGGACACGCCGTAGTTATCGCTTTCGTCGTAGCAGCCGCGGACGCGGTAGGTGACGGAGCCGATGCTGGTGTGGTCGATGTACTGCTTTTGGGCGGTGCGGGCGATGGCCACGCCGTCCCGCTCGACGAGGTAAAAATTGTAGCTCCCGGCGGTTTGCCAGGTGAGCGCGGCCTCATGGCCGGCGGTGGCGGTCAGGGTGATGGCCTCGCCCTCGGTGTGTGAAACGGGGAGCGCGGCTGCGCTCCACTCGGACCACATACCGTACTTGTTCTGCACGCGGACGCGGACGGTGTAGCTTCCGTCGGCGAGGTAGACCGGCGAGCGCCATGCCTTCTCCGTGCCGTAGACCGTGCCGGAGGCGTAGCCATTGGAGAGCGTCAGCTGATAGGCCTCCTGCTCCGTGGTCTGCCAGGTGATGCGCGGGCGCGGGCCGGTAGACTGGATGACGATGGACGGGGCCGATGGGGCGTTGATGGCGATAAACTCGGCCTTGTCGCTCCACGCCGAGGCCGTGCCGTCGGTGTTGTAGGTGCGGACGCGCCAGTATTTTGTTCCGCTTGTGAATTTGTTCGCCGGAACGTCGTAATACTGGTTTTTTCCCGTGACGGTCGCGAGCGTGTTCCAGGTCGTGCCGTCGGCGGACCACTGCAGGTCCGCCTTGCTCTGCGGCGTGCCGGTGGAAATGATGTGCTGCCACGAGAAGCGGTTGGTGATGGTGGCGTCGATGACGATGCCGGATGGGGAGACCGGCTTGGCCGTCGGGGTAACGTCTGTTGTCGTGATCTCCTGCCATGCGGACGTTGTTGTCGTGCCGCTGTTCGCCGTCACCCTTACTCGCCACTCGATCGTCCCGGACGGGAATGTATTTGCAGGGACTGTGCAGGCGGTCGTCGCGCCGGAGACGCTGATCGTTTTTGAGGCGCTCGCATTTTTTTCGCGCCACTCGAAGACGGCGGAGGTTTGCTTTATCTCTGCGAAGCAGACCTGTGAGTCGGCTGTGTCATCGTCACAGCGCCATGTAAACATATTTTTTTCAAATCTGTTCACAAAAGCGCCGGCTGTCGGAGCAAACCCATCCGCTGTTATCCCTACAGTGTCGTCCGAATACTCGCACACCAACGATGGCTTCCGTGTTGACTTTGCGCCGAATATAATCGCCTCGCTTGTCCCTGATTCTCCTCCTCGAAGCGCGATTACAAAGCCGTTTCTTATTCCTTGCTGCAGTTCTTCTTTTTTTGATTTGTAATTTTTCAGGTCAAAAACTGCATTTAGCTGTATGATTTCATTCAGAGCCGTCCAGTTTCCGTTTGCTTGCTCCGAGACCCCTGTGAAGGTCTGGTATATCTCAGGCCTTGTCGCATATGTCATTGCATCCGCATCAAATTGACTCGCCAACGCATTTACATATGTCCAAATCCCCTTGTATGTAGCGTCGCTTTCTGCTGTTGGCTGTGCATAAAATGCAAGCGTTACTTTTGTTACCCGTTTGAACTTGTATGTGTCGCCCGGCACAGGGAAGTTGATATATACGTTATCCCCTCGCTTAATGTTTCCCGCGTCTCCTGTAAACGGCTCTACGAAGAATTTGTACTGTGTAAGATCCGAATAGTTTGTGTTCGGGTGGTTCTTCGCGACTGCTGTCGAGCCGCTTGCCTGCACTGTAAACGTCGGCATTTACTTCGCCCCCATTCTGGTTGTGATGCGTGCGTTTTTGGCGATGCGGAGGATGGTGTCGAGGTCTTCGACGTGGTCGACGTAGACGGTGGTGTTGTAGGTGTCGCCGGAGGTGTAGCGCGTTTCGCTGGCCGTCTGGATGCGCGAGCCGGAGGGGAGATAGATCCGCTCAAGGCCGTTTTCGTTGACCCGCGTCCAGCCGCCAGACCAGTTGTCCGTGCCCGCGGCGTTGCCGCGGAGCTGCTTGGATTTCAGCTTGTTCATGTACTGCTGGATCCACACTTCCGCAGACATGCCCAGAATCGAGCTGTCTCCGGCCGCGGCGAGGTTGTTGTACTGCTCGCGCGCATACGACTCCAGGCTGCCGTAGCCCTTGCCGGTCGTCGTATCAAAGTAGGTGCCATAGCCATTTGCAATGGTCTCGGCGTTCGTGTCCGTCTGCATCCACTTGGTGTTCAGGCGCTGGACATTGGACATCTGGCCTTTGCTGTAGTTCAGACCGAGGGCCGTGCCGACCTTGTCAAAATTCAGCGTCAGCAGGCCGGAGATCAGGTCCGTCGCGTCGGCGAGGCTCGCCACAAGCTCAGACAGCGGGCGCAGGGCCCGTGTCAAGGCCGGGACGCGGCTGCTGGACAGGTCCTCCATCGGTGCAATGATCTCGCTCAGCGTATCAAGCAGCATACCCGCCGCGTCGACGATGCCGGAATCCCTGACCGCATGGCCAAGCTCCGACACGCCCTCTGTGACGCTTCGGTAAAACCGATTGAGGTACGGCGCAAAATCCGCTGCGAGCTGGTCTTTTGCCGCCTGCTGCGCGTTCTGCATGCGTGCATAAGCATCATCGACGCCCTGCAGGGCTCTGAGCGCGTCATTTTCCAGAACGTATCCCATATCATGCGCTTCCTGCGCGTAGTCCCGCATTTTCTCGCTGCCGAGGTCGATGAGCGGATTGAGCTCCTGCGCGGACTCGGACATGAGGTCCATGGCGAGTGCATCCCGCTCGGTCTGGTTTTTGATCTCACCGAGCGCGTCGATGGTGTCGTAAAAGACGTCCTGCGCACTGCGGAGGCTGCCGTCGGCGTTGGTGATCGAAACACCCAGACGCTGGTACGCATCGTAGGCGTCGCCGGTGCCGGCCGCGGCCTCCTGCATTTTGTTGGTGGTCTCCTTGAGGCTGTCCTTGATGCGGTCAAACGAGACGTCCGTGAGGTCCGCCATGTAATTGAGCTCCTGCACGGAGTCGGTCGTCATGCCGGTCACGGAGGCGAGCGTCAGCAGATTGTCTGCATTCGAGGCGGCTTCCTTCGTCATGGAGATCATAGCCTTTTCGACTTTGACGATTGCTGCGGCAACACCCGCCAGCGTTCCAGCCAGTGCTATTGACGTTGCATCGACATGCCCCATCTGATTAAGCGTCGTTTTCAGGCTGTCCGGCAATCGAATTCCAAATCTATGCACCAACCCGTCTACAACACTACCGAGGTTTCCAGCTTCTTTTTTCGCATCGACGAGTGCCTTTTCCGTTTCGCCGGTCCGCTCCGAAAGATCTTTCAGGCCGTCAGAAAAGTTATCCGCTGTGCCTCCTGCTTCCTGCAGCTTGGCAGTATTCTCGGCCAGGGTCTTCTCCATCTTGACCAGCGTGGCCTCGGCATTGTTGAGCTGTTGCTGATATTTCTGCGTCGTCGTGTCTGCCTCGCCATAGGCTGCAGCAGATTTCTGCAGCATCTCCTGCAGCTGCTCAACCTTATCACGCTGCGTCAGGATCTTCTGGTTCAAAACCTCGTTGATCTCCGTCAAGCCCTTGATGCTGTTTTCGTTCCCGGCGTAGGTCGTGTTAAGCAGCTTGATCTTGCTGTCCAGCGTTCCAAGCGCGGCATTGATCTCGGAGATCCGCTGTTTATACTCGGCTTCGCCGTCCAGTTTGATTTTTGTGCTAATGGTGGCGTCAGCCATTTAAAGCCCCCCTGATACAAGATAATCGTGCAACGATAAGCCGGACGGCTGATCCAGATCAACATATCTGCCGTCTGGCATTGCCTGAGATGCAGACCGGCGCGGCGTGGCAAGGGAAAAGTATTCCCGATAGATTGCCATGCACCGCGCCGGCGTCATCGTCCTCCAAAATACAGCCTCATCGTTGTGCAGGACGTTGATCCAAATGTTTAGGTACCACGCGAATCGGATGCTGTAGGGTTCGGCTGCGTGGTCTGTTCTTTTTTTTCGCCGGATTCCTCCGACTGGTTTTCGGTCGGCTGTGCTTCGTCCGGACGCTCCGTGTCCGGCTCGTAGACCGCCTGAAAAATCATCTCAATGATTCTGTCTGCGATCTCGCCGAAGCGCTTGGCCGTCATCATCTTGCCGACATCATGGCTTGTAAAGCGCTCCGGCCAGCCCTGGTCGTAGGCGTACTCATTCATGGCGGCGGCCACTGTCTCAAAGATGTTTTTCATGGTCCGCTTCCGGGACAGCAGCGGGTCGAGCGTACCGCCGTGCAGTTCCTGCAGGTCTGCCAGGACGTTCATGTTGACGTAAAGCTGATAGATTTTCCCGTCGTACTCAAACGGCAGGGGTTTCGGCTGTAGGTACATGACCGGCCTCCTTATGCAGTCTTGCCGAGGACAGCATCGCAGTATGCTTTGGCATCCTCTTCGGAGTCGCAGGTGGCAATCTCGACAAGATTGTCAAGTGCATCGACAAGGAATTCACCCGACGTCACCGGCGTGTTGAACGTGATGTTTTCGCCGAGGGTCTGGTAGGTGTGGCTGGGCGGGCCGAAGAGCGCGCGGCCGATAAAGATGCAGGTAAACTTCTCCACGCCGTCGATCATGTCGGGCGCGTAGAACGAGACACCGACGTACTGGCTGGTGGATGTCTTGCCGTACCGGATCACGCTGATAGATTTTGTCTTGACGGATCTGGTCGTCTTGACGGCCTTGTACAGCAGCACCTGTGCGGCCTCGGTGATATATTTGACGCCGAGCGAGATCGTGCCGCCGGTCGCCTTGCGCATATACTCAGCAAGGGAACTTTCGGCATACAGGCGACCTTCGGCGTTGCGCAGCTCGAAGTTTGCCGTCATGGCGTCGCCGACCTTTGTGACATCACTGTAGGTCACAGTGTTGTCAGAATCGGACTTGGTATATTTTGCGGCCTGAATGTACCGCAGATCATATGCAGGCATAAGCCCCTCCTTATTTGTTCAAAATCTTCAAAGCTTCTTTGCGCATAGCCTCGTTCGAGGCGTCGCGCGCAGCCTTGACCGCTTGCGTCCAGTAATAGTCCGCCTTGATCGCGCCGCCCCTGCGCTTCCACGCCCGATGCGCCTTGCGGCCGTAATTGAGAACAAAGCCCTTGACGTTATACGGCTGCTGCCGTTTATCCTTCCCGCGCAGCGTGACGACCATATACGGGATATCCTGCTTGTCGCGCTTGACGGTATTCGGGCGGACAATGTGCCGGTATGTCTCACCAGTGCGGCGGTTGTGGCCAGCGGCCACATAGGCGGATTTTACGCTGTCCAGCAGAACGTCCGCGCCGGCAGACAGAATCGTCTTCAGGTTCGTATCGGTAAAAAGCCGATCAGCTTTCAATTCCTTGATGATATCCTGCGCCTTTACCTCGGCTTCAAATTCCGCCATGTCAGATCACCTCAAACGGGATATCCGTGTAATACGTCATGGTCTGCTCATCGAAGCTCTGTTCATCCTGCCCGACCGCGACGCGGCCGGCAATGAGCGCGGCGATGATCTGCGCCGGCAGCGGATCGTTTTCCGTCTGCGTGGCCACTGTGACAACGCCCAGATTGACCGTGCAGATCGGCGCGCCCTCCGCCCGTTCCGACCGCGTCCCGGTCGGCGTCCAGACGACATAGCGCTCCTCGCTCGGGCTCGCCTGCACCTTGTAAACGCTGACGTCCTCCGGAACGACGGTGTCCAAAATGGACTCAATCTTCGAGTAGCTCATATTTGCCCTCCGGCTCGGTCAGGCTCAGCGTCGTACATGGCAGGCCATTGTCGTCGTGCCCGTACTGCGCCTGATCGATCTTGTAGATGTGGCGGCCCTCGTAGCCCGTCAGGCTGACATACTGATCGGACGTGATCGGCGGCTCATCCATGCCGCGCGGGACGCAGACGAGCTTGACGATCTTGCTGTTGGCCTGTTTGCCCGCGTAGTAGCGCGAGGCATAGACCTCCTGCTCGGCGTAATAGTACGACGTACCGGGGCCGAGCTTGGCCAGCAGCGGCGAGGAGCCGGGGCGAAGATCATGGACATCGAGAATCTGATCGTAGATCATGGTGATACCTCCCGCATCTTCTGCTGCAGCAGCTTATCGTGCAAATACGATCTGAGGCCGGACGGCAGCGGATTGTCCGCGGTTGTGGCGCGGCTGCGATACATCCATGCGGCGACGCGGGCGACGAGGCCGTTATCCTCATCGCTCGCGGAATCAAGCGTAATACCCTTGGTTTCGATATACCGGGCAGCCTGCGCAAGCAGGTTGCCCAGATATGCGGCCTGATCGTCGCTGATCCGCATCAGACCGAGATCCACGCAAAGCAGGTCGATTTGCCTCGACGTGTTCACACAAGGCTCAGACAATCAGGCCGCCTCCTTTCTTACGCGCCGGCCGTGCAGGTCGCAGAGCCGAGCTTGACAGCCTTGCCAGCACTGTCGATCTCCACGACCGTGATGACATTCCCGGTCGCGGCTGCGACCGCAGCCCCGGAGGTCACCGCCGTCCAGCTGGCGTCCAGCTTCTCACCGGCTTCGACCGACAGCGGAGCACCGGCGAGCTTATAACGGAGCTTGTTTGCGCTGGCGTTGCCCGCGACCGTGACGGTCGTCTTGCCGGATGCGCCGGCCGCCGTCGTGACGATCAGGGTGCCGAGGCCCTCGTTGATGTAGTCGACGCCGAATGTGGTGGTTGTCTTCGGCGCGGTGTTTTTGTAGTTGAACAGAACAAACGCCTCGCCGATCGCCGGTTTGCCGTCGTAGCGGGCAAGGCCCTTGAAGCAGGTCATGTTCTGCAGCCACTTGACACTCGTGTTGGCCTCGATGACCATACCCTCACGCTCCGCCAGACTGTACAGGGAGCCGAAGCCGCCGCAGACATCGTAGTCCTGCATAAAGTCAAGTTCGACGAACGTGCCGCCGATGACGGGCATCGTGTCGCTGACACCGGCGACCAGAGCTGCAGCCGAGTTGAAGTTCAGGCTGCGTGCCACGATATCGAGGTGCGTTTTACGGTTGCAGAACCACACTGCGCGGCCGTCCGAGTAGTTCGGGGACGGGACGCCGGTTGCCTCGCAGAGTTTCTGGAAAAACTCCTCGCCGTACTTTGCGCCGAGATCCAGCTTGAGGATATGGCTCTCGTGCAGATCGGTAAACGTGCCCTGATTTGCGCCCCACCATTCCGGCTTGGACGTCGCGGCCAGCCGGGTGATGATGCCGACGGGCATTTTTGTGCCGGTGCCGTAGATACCGGCCTTATCCAGGCCCTTTGCGATGGACGCGGCCAGATACTGCATAACCGTGGTCAGGAGGGCGAGATCCGTATCGTCGGACAGCACATAGTTCGGCAGAGCAATGTAGCCGCCGACCATAAAGCCGTCCATAGTCAGCTGATAGAAATTGATATCAAGCTCATTCATGGCGGCGTCCATTTCCGTCCAGATTGCTTCCGGCGCGACGCCTGCAATGTTCTGGCGGCTGGTGCCGCCAACGGCCATCACGGAAATGTGCGGCAGGACGCGGGACGACTGATAGGTCAGATCACGCAGGAGCGGCAGCAGATTGTCGGGGATACCGAGTTCTGCGCCGCTGACGCTGCGCTGCGACATGCGAAGGGCACGGATATTGGACAGGAAATCGCGGGTTTCGGGGGCCTGCAGCAGAGCGTCGCGCTCCTGGTAGGTCAGGCCGAGCCAACGGCGCTCGGGGTTGGTCATGGGCATGGTGTTATTACTCCTTTCTGCTGCCGGTGCTGCCGGCTGGCCTGCCGCCGGAGGCGGCGTCTGGGCAGCCTCAAGGCTGCGGATTTCTTCGGTCGTTGCGTCAATGCGGGTCTGCAGCTCTGCGACGGCCACGACGTTTGCGTTGCGCTGCTGCTCAAATTCGTCGATGGCGGCATCGACAGCGGCGCGATCCTCTTCGGTCTGCGCGGCAGCAATATCCGCCTCAAGCTCATGCTCGCGGGCCGCGAAGGCGTCGCGTTCGCTGACCAGTGTTTCCATCTGCGCCTGCATACTGCGCAGATCCTGCTGGCGTCTCAAGATTTTAAGTGCCATTGTTACCTCCAAGTTTCTTTCTTGCCGACGCGCGCCATGCTTCGCAGCGGCGCCGGTTGATTTCCTCCAGATCCTGCTTTCTGGCCGATACGCTCGTTTCGGTGTACGCCGGGAATGTGCAGACACTCACCTCATACAGCGGGTCGACCTCCTCGATTTCCCAGCGATACTTGCCGCCGCCGAGATCGACAAAGGTCTCGCGCTTGATTTCAAAGCCAAAGCTGCACTGATCGACGTCGCCGCGCTGGACCCGTGCGTACAGATCCATTGCCGAGCTGTCCTGCCGGTTGATCTTGACGGATCCCCACAGGCCGCGGGTATCCTGCCGCAGTGTCAGCGTGCCGGACTTCGTGCGGCCGAGCACAAGCGTAGTATCGTGGTTGATAAGGGCGCGAACATCACCGGAAACGCTGGTGTCAAAAGCGCCGGGCTTGACGATCTCGCTTGCGCCCTCCCAGAGCGGATACTCCGAGTTAAAGACGGCAAAATAGCCTTCGATATAAAGATCGTCAGCTGCTTCGCGGGTGGTAAACTGCTGCGAGCAGCTGCGGATCTGGCGCGCAGTGCGCTCATTCGCCATTGCCTTCGCCTCCTTGCTCCAATTTTTTCTGATTGCCAATCATATTGGCCGGGATGTAGTTCTCAAGGATAACGCGCTCATCCAGCCCGTCTACCGGGGATAGATCCAGCCAGTCGCGGCTTTCGTTGCCGCTCATAATGCCCTTGACGTACAGGCCGGTGGAAACATCGGCCAGATCCTTGAGCGTGTAGCTGTACAGTCGGCGGACGGACATCTTAAAATACCAGTCCGGAGACAGCAGCAGCTTGCGCGTCAGCTCCGAGCAGATAATGTTCGCGATGGACGTCGCCGTTGTCCGGATCATGTGGTTGTGGTCGGCGTCGGAGTAGTTGCCGACGCCCAGCATATACGGCGTCACACCGACGATTGCTGCGACCTCCCGTTTGTCCAGTTCGACGCCGTCCTTGAGCGCAAGATCCGAAAGGCTCAGCGGTTTTACCTGCTGGATATCCATAAGTTCCGCCGGAATGATCCACGGCGCGCCGGCCTCGGAGTTTTGCAGATACTCGGACATCAGCCGCTTGCGGCCCGCTTCGTCCGAAAATTCGTCGGAAAGGCCGTCGACCTTGACGATGACGGACGGCTTCCATTTGTCGGACATAAAGCCTTTTTTCGTGGCGGACGCTTGCCGGAGGTTGCCGGTCACGTCCCGCAGGCTTGCCCGGAGGCCAAGCCCAAGCCACGGCTGATCCGGGTCGGGCCTGTACTTAAAGTGCAGCACATCAGCAGGGTCGTACACCTTTCCGCGCCACGTCACAAAGTAGGTCAGGCCGCCGTCCGCGCTGGCCACTGTCGCGCCCGGCATCGGGGTCAGGTCGACCAGTAGGCCGCCCTGCGTCTGCGGCAGGACGAACGCGCTGCCGCACGGGGAAAGAAGCATTGTTTCAACGATCCATTCAACCCAGTCCTTTCGGCCGCCGTACCGCCATGGATGAATATCGACGAACCGGCTGAGTTCATTGCGGACGCGAATGTCGCCGTTCTCTGCGTTGCGGAACAGCTGAATCGTCGCGTTGCTGACGATATCCGCCAGCCCTCCGACCGCTGCCAGAACATCAGGGCTGTCAACCAGCCGCCGGTACCCTGTCACAGCCAGCGTGTCAGAATTGGACACCAGCCACTGCAGGCAGGACTGGTCGCTTGCAGCGCTGCGGCGCTGCGGTTTCACTTTCAATCGGCATCAGCCTCCGTTTCATGCTGGGCACTGCTGTACCAGCCAGCGCCCTTGCTGCTCTCGCTCAGATCATTCAGATAGGCGCAGGCCGCGAAGACCGCGCAGTCAAACACGTCTATGCGCAAGTTCGGCTCGATTTTCTGGTACTGCACCATGTCGTCAGCCTTTTCAACACCGGCGACGTTCTGCACGCAATACTCCATCGGCTCCGCGTGCATATAGTAGAGCGTACCCTGCTTCGCGGACTTTTCGAGATAGCGGAACCCCTCGGATTTGAGGATAAAGGTCTGCATCTGCGCCTTGACCGGGAAATGCTCCTTTTTCATCTCGACGAAATACTCGCGGCAGAATTTCGGGTCATGGCCGATGCGGCGCAGCCTAAAGCCCTCGCCGCGGCGTTTTTTGAACCAGCGGACAATGTCACTGTAGTTCGTGACCTTGTCGTTGGTCATGTCCAGCCAGCCGTCGTCCTTCCAGCCAAACAGCGGAATCTGATCCTTGTTCGCCTTGATCTCCGCGGCAGGCCGCGGGAACCAGCAATGCGGAATGATGATGTCAACGCCCTTGTAATGGCCGAACAGGCAGCAGGCCGTCAGGTCGTGCATCTTGGAAAGATCAGCGCCGCCGTACCATTTGATCGGCAGGCGTGCGAGCTGCGCCAGCGTCCAGTTGTATTTCGCGTCGGACTTTCGCCACTCCGTAATATCAAACCAGGCACGCAGCGCGGCCGTGAAGATGTTGAGCGAGGTATTTAAAAACTCAGGGCGGAGCTGCGGATCGGCTTCAGCCTGCGCGGCGTCGTTGATCATCGCCTGCGGGCGGATGCTGTAGCCCCAGCCGGGGCTTGCGGCCTCCAGCGCCTTTGGGTCCAGCAGGTCAACGTCGCCGTTCTCGTTGGTCGGGGCCTGCGCGATAAAGATAAAAATCTCATCCGCATACGGGTCCTTGATCGTCCCGTCGAGGATCTTCTTGCAAAACTCCACACGCTTCGCCAGAAAGCCGAGTGCGTTCGCGCCGCCGGAAGAGATAATGATGCAGAGTTTGTTCGTGTAAGCCTTCATCGAGTCACGCAGCTTCTGAAACTGCTTCGGCGACTTATACACGTGCGCTTCGTCGCAGATGACGATGTTGGCATTAAAGGAGTCCTGTTTGTCCGGGTTCGCGGCCAGCGCGTTGATGGAAATAAAGCCGTCGCCGATATCGCCGACAATGGAGTGCTCCATATTGTTGTCCGTGATGCGCAGGCCGCGTTCCGCATCCTCCTTGACGGTCACGCCCAGCCGGTTGACGTTATACTTCAAAAAATCGAAGCCTTCGAGCGCCTGCTTGAGCGCGCCGCCGACCTCATAGACCTTGGAGCCGGATCTGCGCTCATACAGGGCCAGCGCCCACGCCAGCGATGCAGCAAATGTGGTCTTGACGTTTTTTCGGGGGATAAAGTCAAGGGCTTCTTTAAATCGGCGCTCACTGGTGCCCTTGAGATAAAAGCCCATGACATTGAAGCAAATAAACTTGTGATAGGGAAGCAGATAAAACGGTGTGCCGCGCAGCGGCCGCGCGTCCAGAAACTCCCCCTGCTGGTGGCAAAGCGTCGTCTCGATGATCGCGATGATCTCGCAGGCCGGTTCCGGCCGGAAGTCCCACCGGCAGGACGCCAGATCGTTGAGATATCGGCGGCAGGCCAGCACGATCCACTCGCAGGCGACGATCTCACCGCTGAGCACCTTGTCGACGTATGTGTCAACGTCGCGCTGATACTCCGCCGCGTGCTCGACGGCATAATCGTGCGCATCGTCAAGCAGCTGCTCGATCTTTGTTTTGTCCTGGCTCACGGTCTGCTTGCTGCGGGCCTTATTCAGGCCGGTCGGCGTCAGACCCAGCTGATTGCGCAGCCCCGTGACCGTCGCACGGAGGTTTTCAACGACCGTCCAGTTCGGGTCCTTTGCTGTGTACTCGCCGCCAGTCTTGTTGGTCAGAGTTGCGACCATCAGGCCGCCCGCCTTTTTCCAAGCCTTCTCCGCGCGACTGAGCTCGCGCTCTGTCTTGGCCAGCTGCTTGATCGTCGGCTCAAAAATCTGGTTGTAAGTGCCGACGGCCTGCATGTCGGCGCGAATCATGTCCTCTCTGGCCACTGTTGATCACCTCGGATTCCGTCATCCGGTTTCCCCAAGCGCGGCCGAAAAGCCGCGCCCAGGCTGGTAGAGGATTCACCATGCGTTCCAGGCGGAGGTGGAGAGAATAACCCCGCGCCTGGGGAAACCGGATGACCCGGGACA